AAGAAGTTTGAATCCAAGTACCGCCAAGATTATCGATTAACCATTGATAACCTTCATCGCCTGCTGGATCATTGTTATCTCCAACTAAAACACGAATAACTTTATTATCAGAATCTAATTCTGCCCAGTGACTCATACTGCATACCTCACAATTACAATTCCAGAACCGCCATTACCACCATCTTGACCTGTGCCAGAATAACCGCCACCGCCACCACCACCGCCAGTATTGGTCGTACCATTTGCTCCTGTAGATGAAGTGCTACCAGCACCACCTCCGCCAGATCCACCACCGCCTGCAGTTATACCTCTGCTATCTCCACCAGCACCACCGCCACCAGCGTAACGACCACTAGCACCCGTTGATGTTGCGGATGCCCATGAAGAATATGTATCAGAACCTATACCACCAGCACCTGCTTGTGCACCTGATGCGTTTGCACCTACTGCTGCAGCACCACCGCCACCACCACCAGTAAAATAAGTATTTTGTGAACCATTGCCACCAGCATTCCCTTGACCTGAAGTCGCAGTTCCTCCTGTAGTTCCATTACCTTTTGAACCACCACCAGAACCGCCATTACCACCATTTAAACCGCCTTCACCTTGACCACGACCGCCACCAACTGCAGCAGTTAATGAACCTAAAGTTGAATTAGATCCTTGTGATCCTTGAGTACTATCTCCACCACCAGCACCACCTCCACCAATAACTATGCTTTGATTAGTTGAAAATGATTGCGATGATGCATAAAACAATCCACCTGCACCACCTCCACCGCCAGAGTTTCCACCACCTGCACCACCACCACCTGCAATAATTAAACAATCTGCAACTAATGTGCCACCTGAAATACCTAGCGTTCCATTACCTGTAAAAACTCTGTAATTAAAACCGCCTGAAGTGTAAAGAGTTCCTCCAGTTACTGTGACAGTTGGTAAATTAGCAGCAGCATAAAAACCTAAAAGCAAATTAGGCAATTCCGCCCACCACGATCCATGAGTTTGCAGCAATCTTTACGCAACTTCCTGCTTTCTTTGAAGTCAGTGTTGGTGATGCCGGAACTGTTGCTGCCGATGTAATTGTTGTTGTTCCAGGTGTTACTGCAGAAATTGTTGTTGTTCCAGCACCTTTGCAATACACGTTTAATACTGTGCCAACCGGAAATGCTACTGAGGCATCTGTTGGAATGCTTAAGGTGTTTGCAGATGCGTTGTCCATTGTGATGACTTTGTTTAAACCATCGGCTAAGACAACTGTGTAAGTTGCGCCAGTTTGTGCATTTATTGCAACACCAACGAAAGATGTGTCGATTGCTCCAGCAAGGGTGCGGATTGCTAATGCGCCATCTTTAACCAGATCTGTGTCATCTGGGGTTTCCCACCCAAAGTTGCTTGTATTTGCCATGTTAAGAAATTACTCCAATCGCTGTCTGCCAGGTAATTGTACCTGATAATGTGTTCCATGCTTCGGAGGCATTGACCTGATTCCATCTTTGGAATATGGCTGAGAACTCTATTGGGCTGAGGTTAATAGTCAGGTATAAATCATTGAATGATGTGCTCCATGACCAACCCTCTACATAGCCTTGAAAACGCCCCTCAGGGGCTATTTGAGGCGGTAAATCGGTGATGGTGAGTGGTTGACCCATGAACACGTTTAATAGGTGATCTCGGTCTGTATCGTCTAATTCTGGGTTACTAATTGGAAATGTAATGCTGTCGAAAACTGGGTATGGATACGCACGAAGATCCAGGTACTTTTGCACAATACCTTCTGCATCTGTTTGATTTTTGATGCTTGAGTTAATGCTCTCTGATTTGTACCCATAAATTGAAACACTAACTGGATCTAAAGCAACCTCTAGATCATTAAAACTGTTGCCATAATTTAAGGATATATCGTTGCGGATATTACCTGCCTGGGTTGTCGTAGTTAAACCTGCTCCAATTGCTGTATTTGCTGAAACTTCTACAGCACCATTTGTAGCCAAATAAGTTTGGCGATGGTTTGCATCTGCATACCCGATGTTTCCTGCGTTATCTTCAAATAAATATCCAAAGGCCGAATTGGCTATTTGTGAAGCGATGTTGTAAATCGTATCTGTAGAAGATCCACGATTGACCATTTCATAATTACCTGGTTGATCTATTTCGCCAAGTCCTAAATTTTCTGCGGTTGCCCAGGTTTGTGTTGCATTATAGGTTGCCCATGTTTCTGCAGCGGATACGCCAACCCAATCACCTAGCAAAAATTCTGTAAGCAAAGCATAGATTTGATCTCCGTCAAATTCTGATGTTAAAACACCTTCGCTGATTGTTTTAGCCAATCGAGCAAGTGAGCCCATAGCAATTAGGTTGTATGAGTAAACCTTTCCAACTGATCCTGTAACGCTTACCGAAGTTGTGATGTCTGTGATATTACCGCCAAATAATGTTACATAAGTATCAGTGCTATCTTTGATCTGAAGTGTTAATGAATCGTTAATGTCAAATACGTAGTTTTCATCTTCTAAAGCAACTAAAGCGATTTCCATGTATGAAGGGTTTGGCTGGATGTAAATATCATCACGACCAGATGCGTGAGATATATCTGCAATTGTTACGTTTGTGTAATTAGTGCCATTAACCAATAATTGCCATTGAGGCGTAAAATCACTCATTACTGGAATCTTCTAATACTTGCACCATCAAGTGCCGGAATCGATCTGGCTGATGATTTAGTTAATACCTTTGCAACTGCTCTGGCTGCGCCTTCTGAATCTACTGCTTTTATTGTAATGTTATTAGTTACACCTGCTTTAGCAGTTGGGTTTCTATCCAAGCCACTAGACACGCTAGGAACACTAGCAACACTTGGAACACTAGGAGTTGATAATCCGCTTAGTTCGGACATTCCATAAGCCGTTAAACCAGCAGCCGCAATTGCAGCGACCGCAGTACCTATTGAAGCACCACCTGTTGCAAATGCAGTTGCAACTCCAGCAGCAGCGGCTGCGGTTCTAAGTGCAACCATCGCTGCAATAATAGTTTGGATTGCTGCTACAAACGCTATAATTTTATTTGTAACAAACACAGCAGCAATAATCGCACCAAGAACTAACAACTCGTCTTTAATGCTAATTACAAAGCCAATAGCAATTCTTAATCTTTCACCAAATACAAAAGCCCCATTGCTCGCATCTGTAATTCCAGCAGTTACGCTATCTTGACCAGTCAATCCGGCGGCTAATGCTTGTACGTTTGGCACAACTGTGGCAAGTAAGAAATCAGCAAATTGTTTAAAAATTGGCAATAATGCAGTACCGATCTGTTCTTTTGTTTCGTCAAGTGCAATTTCTAATTGTCTAATTTTAAATTCTGCGTTAGTAGATTCGTTTTCAATAAACCCTTTGTATGTACCCCGTAGTATTTGCATAATTTCTTCATGGGATTTGGTTTTCAAGGTGGCTGCATCAATACCTAAACCTAGTTTACCTAAAGCAGTATTTTGTCCGTCAAAACTTCTACCTAAAGCGTTGGCAACGGCTTCGAGCGGTTTGCCAGTTGATGCTGCAATTTCCTGGGATAATGTTAATAAATCCTGTGCTTTTTTAACATCATTTGTTGATCTAATCAAACGACCAAGCGCAGGTCTTAATTCATCATCTGTCGTAGCGGTAGCAATTGATTGCTTTGTTATGTAATCGTCTATGCTCGCAATTTGTGCTTCAGTTGCTTTTGTATTAGATCGAATAGTTTGTTCTAATGTTTTACGAGCCTTTTCATCTGCTGCGGCTGCTTTGACTGCAGATACGGCAAAGGCTCCGGCTGCTGCTCCAACGGCTGCAAAAGCCAACGCCGCTTTTTTGCCGAATTCACTTATTTTTGTTGCGTTAGTATCAACGGCTTTATCTGCTTCGCCTAATTTCTTTTTAAGATCATCGACATCAGCAAGGATAGATAACTTAAGGGTACGATTACCAGTTGCCATTATGCCCACTCCTTAAGAATGCGATCAAACGCAACTTCCCATTTGTTAATCAATTCAGGCTGAATTCTGCGAAGGGTCGGATAGATAAACCATCCTCGACTACCTCTGCCTTGCCGTCCACTATATGAAGGGAACTGTTTGAACTTATTTGAACCAAACTCATAACCACCCCATAGGGTTTGTGTAGTAGCACCACCTGAAAACTTTTGACGTGCGAAGCCGTAACTGAACTCACCAATTTTTGAGGACTTGGAGATAGATACGCCATCCGCAATTCTTTTCGCAGCCGTTGTGCCTTTTGTTCGATTGCCAGCAGCGACTTTAATTTCCTCAGATGCAAAATACGCCAAAGCAGCAGATTGAGTTCGTGCCTCATCTGTCGCTTGAGCATCCATAAGTTTGAACGCTTTGTAAAGATCACGGAGGTCGGCTTTATTGTAGGCAATTGTTTCATCAGCCATGATCCCCTCGCTCCTTTAAAATCTCAACTGCAGTTAATAAATCTTCTGCGCTTGTCCATTCACTCATTGGTATGTGGGTGGCTATTGCC